AGATTTCTTTTGAAGAGACGCAGCAAGCACCACATGCTTTGCTGTCACAAAATGGTTTGTGTTGTGAAAGAACCCACAACCAACCCAATGAGAGTCACTTGCGTGCCGAATAGCCCAAGTGGTGTCCACACTTCTGAGGTCCACCACTGGATTTGCAGCATTACACCCCTCCTTCACAATGATACCATCACGACTGGCAACTTTCGCAAAAGTTACCATCTTGGTGGCCCCTGAAGGAGTTTGTGCATTTTCGTTAGTCCAAATGAACTCGGAGTTAACGGTTTTTTGTGGGGCCCGTGGCTTGATCGCCTTTGGCCCACTTTCTTGTTTTGAATACTTTGGTGGGTGAACTGTTTGAGGAGGGCTTTGTCTAGTTTTAGCGAGCTTCTGAGCCCGTCGTAAAATAGCATGCTTTGACACTGCTTCTTCTGTAAAACCATCAAGTTCCTTCCTAAAAACTCTCACCACAAATCTAATCCCTCCTTTACACCCTACAAAAACTTGTTCCGGATTCTTGTGCTTATCAAAAAGTGCCAAATCAAGCAAATCTTCATTTGTTATTGAATCGGCATCTGAGTTAGTAGACTCAGACATAAACATTGGATTGTTTTTGAGGTGCCGTGCCAGAGCTGCACGTAAAAACTTCAAACCAAGAGGTTTTGCATCAGGATTCTCACGAGCGAGATACTGTGCAAATCGTTCCTCTTGTTCGGACATGCCGTTCTTTCGAACAACGGCAGGAGCCTTCTGGGTCTTTTGTTTCTTCTGTGGAGCGACAACAGACTTTGGTTGTTCCACATCTCTATGTGGAATAACAGGGGTAGGAATAACTTCAGCTTTTGAGGCTGCTAATTCCTGTTGTTCCTGCTTCTCTTCAATCTCAACTAGAGCATTAATCTTCATCATAGTGGATGCTAGAATTTGGGGTGTCGTCCCCAATTTTTCTGCAACCGCTTGGAAGAAATCTTTGTGAGTATTTGAGATCAAACCATGGTTCATCATTTCTCCAATTGCGGAAACATTAAGAGTTCCAGCTGCAACTCCATCTCTTTTACCTATATAATCATAAAAAGAGCGGAATTGCTCCACATAGGCCAGCAAGGCATCAGCGGTGTCATGAAGGAGAACGCTATCAACGTCCACGCCATTTTCTCTTTCATCAGCTTTGAGCCTGATGTAAAGATCTTCAGCCTCCTCCAAGGCACTTGCCACAGCTCGTGCAGTGATCCGATTTAGTTTTTGTCTAAAAACTGGAGCATCATCTACAAGATTGTGGTAAATTCTTTTACCTGACCTCCTAGCTCTTTCAGCTCCACCCTTCTTGTGGCGGGTATCACCAGAGCCCTCAGGAATAAAGGGCAATAAATCGGAGTCCAACTCTTGGACTCTACGAAGTAAAGCACTCATCCCAAAGTGTGGAACAGGTCGCTCCTGATCTGGAGTAACCTGAGGCTTATTTTGAGCA